CTTAATATTAACGAGAAGCAAGCGTGGGTTTGCAAAAATGCAGATAACTACGCAAGTAATGTGTTCGCGGCACCTTACGAGCAGTTAGGATATGTCAACGGAAATACTGATGGATGTACAACGGCAATGGGTTATGATGCAAATTTACCGTTTTGTGAACTACCAGTGGCAGTCGGCGGCGCATCAACAACTTATTACTCGGATTATTATTATCAGACCACCGGTCAGAAGGTGGCCCGTGTTGGCGGCAGCTGGAGCGGTGGCGGTGCGGACGGTTTGTTCTTCTGGTCTCTGTACTACTCGTCCTCCTTTGCCGGCGTCGACCTCTCCTCCCGCCTTCTTAGAAAAGCCCTATAATAACTTAATTGCCTCGTATATTCTTAAAGTTGCTTTTATGGAATAAGAACTCGCTCAATAAACGAGTGTTTAAATCATAAGCCACATTGTAAAAAAGAGTATATCGCTACAAATTCGACAGTAGAACAAGTGTTGAATTATTCGCATACAAGAAACATAGCTGAATACTACGAAAAATTTATAAAATAGAGGTGGTTAGTAACCATGCCAAAAGAAATAAGATATGCAACAATACCTGAAACATTTGACGAAACAAAGCACTATATTGAGCAGTTGCCAGCAGTAGATATGGGCGAATATATGTGGGTGGATGTAGTAGTTAAGGATTTAGATTTAACGGACGCACCTGTTGAACCACACGCACCAATAGAAAATGAGCCTTATATGCCAAAGCCTACTACGGAGGAAGTGCTGAATGAAGTCATCGCAGTGCTTATAGACAAGGGGGTGCTGTACTAATGGGACACGATAAATTAGATAAGTATCTTAAAGACAAAGGTTTAAAAATCAAAGAAAAAATTAAGCCCACAAAAGCATTTAAGGATTTAAAAGTAGATGAAAAGTGGACTTTAGTCGAACAGATGCTGAGGGATTTAAAGTATATCGATTAATCGCCATAGATTAATATTGCGAGCAATATGTAAATGTCTCTATTTGAAACAAAATGAATAAATATAAATAATTAAAGGAGGTGGCCTGAAAAATGACACTTGCCGATTTAGATATAAAAATCCTTCAATTAATAAATCAGTATAGCATTAATGGCAGCATAACCCCTCTCTCAGATGGAACAGTAGAAGATTATACGCTGAGGACCAGAAACCTTATAGATGATTGCCAGAAGGAAATAGCCGGGATATATCCGGTAGTAAAAACCGCTGAATATTCTCAGGTAGCAGCTAACACAGGCGAAAGTTTTGTTTCTTATGCCTTGCCTGAGGATTGCGACAAGGTTCTGAGCATGGAGGTACTTAACTTCCCGGACTTCAAACCTGCTCAGTACAAAGTATATGATGGCTTTTTCTATGTGAGCCCTTATCTTAATGGAACCTTGATATTGACCTATACTAAGAAATTAGTTGAAATCAATTCAAGTACTCTATCAACTGCAACGCTGGAAATAGACACAGCATACCAGCCGCTTGTAGCTTATTATGTGGCAGGCCATGTTTACCTAGAAGATAATGCAACAATAGGCACTATGCTTATGAACGAATATGAGCAAAAACTCTCTAGGTCAAAGCCAAAGCCTATAGTTCAGCAAAGTACCGTAATTAATTCATGGGGATGGTGATAGCTTGTGTTTAATGTACCAGCTCCAAAGGCAAACCCGGATATAAGACTAGGGGCAGATGGAAAGTACGCCATCGATGGAGGTATCAATCTATGGAGACAGGAGACTGCTCTCCCTATGAGCCAAGCGGCCAACATCCTGAATCTTAATGCAGACGATAGAGGCACATTGCTAAAAAGGAAAGGTCAGGCCTACCTAGATACAACACTAGGTAGCGGAGGATGCAACGCTGTAGTGTTCAATAACAAAATCATAAAAAAGTGGTCCACATTCCTATACAAGGAAAACCTAGATGGTAGCAGCCCGGTCCAGATATATAGTGGACTAGCCAGCGGCCCAGCCTTTATGTTTCCTTTTCAGGGCCTATTGTATATATTCGATGGAACTAATTACATTCAATGGGATGGTTCAACAGCAGCAGTAGTAGTGCCTTATATTCCTATAGTAAGTCAGGGAAGAAAACCGGATGGCACAACATCAACGCTTTATGAACCGCTGAATCTATTGACAGGAAGTTTCACAGATATGTTCAGCCCTAATGATGGAACAACTTTAAACTTTGTTCTCAGCTTTACAAATCTTGATGCAGCAGCGGTTACAGCTATAGTCAATGGTGTGGCCAAGGCCGAGACAACAGACTTCACAGTAAACAGGACAACAGGAGTATTAACATGGAACTCAGGAAAAGCCCCGGCAATAGGAACGAATACTGTTAAAATAACTGCAGCCAAAACAAATGCCTCAGACCAATTACAGATTAAGAATTGTACTTATGCCGCAGAATTTGACAGCAGGCTTTTCATAACAGGAAATCCTAACTTCCCAAACAAGCTATGGAAAACAGGATTGACTTCTAATCAGGCCGGAATACAGGCTAATTATTTTCCAGCAAGCGGATATAGCTCGTTCGATTCAGTAGGTTCAGTAGATACAAAGGTTACTGCATTTATAAAGAAGTTTGAAAAATTTATCTACTTCAAGGAAAAATCCACGCACTTGACTTATGCTCAGACTGAATCAGATGGTTCAGATGGTTTTCCTATCACTAGCCTTAACGCTAACATAGGATGCGATATGCCGGGAAGTGTCCAGCTAATTGACAATATGCCTATATTCTTCAATTCAATTAACGGAGGATATGCGATACTATCCACAACAGTTTTAGGCGAAAACATAGTGAAGAACTTCTCACATTGCATTAACGGAACAATCACAAGACCGGGCCTTCTCCAAGAAAGTTTGTCAGACCTACAAGGGTGTGCCTCATTCAATGATGGCAAGAAGTATTATCTATGTATGCCGACAAGTGGCAAGGTGTATGTATGGGATTATAGCATGGGCTATACTGTAAATAATCCAGAATCCTTCCATTGGTTCATATACGATAATATCCACGCAAGAAACTTCTTCATGGTTGGAAATGTTCTCTATTATTCATCCAGCGTTACAGGAGCTATAGTCAAATTCATAGATGCTCAGAATGATTTTGGTAATCCTATAAGCGGAGTATGGAAATCAAAACTTATGGATTTTGGTTTACCGGAATACTATAAAAACATAACCGATTTATGGCTAACAACCAGAGCAAACTCAGGGAGCGTTATCACTATAAATCATTATGATGATAACGATACAATAATAAATAGCACAATAATTCCTAGCAGCTTAACAAAATCCTTTGATTGGGATAGTTGGGATTGGGATAATTTTACATGGGATTATCAAAGGTTCGCTCCTACGCTTAGATTCAAGCCGGGTATTAAGAACATAAGATATTACCAGATAGAAATAACAAATAACGAATACAATGTAGATTTATCCATAGTTAGCTTAGTGCTTAAATGGGTTCCTACAAGAAAGGTAAGGTGATAAAATGAGTTTTGTATGGTCTCCTACGGATGGATTAAACAATATTTCTCAGTTTCCAAGAACAGATGCAGGTATTAGAGCCCACTTGCAGGCTTTACTTCAGCAAATACCGGATTATTACGATGCTCTAGTGAATCCATTGACCGCATTTATGAACGCAGAGGTGGGTAAAATAGAGTTCTTCCCCGGCACAGTAGCTCCTTCTGGATATTTAGTGGCTCAGGGGCAACTAGTGTCCAGAACAACTTATGCAGCATTATGGGCCTACGCAAACGCCAGCGGTAATATCGTAACGGATGCAACATGGTTAGCTACAGGCCACGATGGACAATTTAGTTCTGGTGATTTATCAACAACATTCAGGCTCCCGGACCTAAGAGGAAACTTCGTAAGAGCATTCGATAATGCTAGGGGCGTGGATTCAGGCAGGACCATAGGAACAAATCAGGTAGATGGGTTTGGAGCTCACTCGCATAATGTCTATGGACTTCCAGAGGCAAACACAGCCAGCGGTTCAACTTCATACCACATCATGCAGAGGTATAGAGATGGATGGAATGGATTGACAAGAGGTGGAGCATGGGATGGGGCAGCCGGAGAACAGACAGGCCTTATGAACTCAGGTATTTCAGAGACAAGACCAAAGAATATAGCGTTACTTGCTTGTATAAAATGCTAGGAGGTGAATAGATGAGCATATATGATGAACAGATAGCAGCAGAAAACAGCAGTTATGATAATATAGTAAATAACCTTAACAAATCAGTAGATATTACCAAACAGCAATACGGTAATTCTCAGGCAGACTTGACTAATAAATACAATAATTTATACACCGGGCTAGACCAAGATACAACAAAAGCTCAAGATACAGCATATACAGGCGACAATACAGTAGATACAACTGTAAATGAAAATCTGAATAGAGTTAATAACATAATGGCCAGAAATGGATGGTTAGGTGGTGGAGAGAACCTGCAGGCTCAACTCAATTCCAATAGTGATAGGATGAACGGTAGAGGTAGAGTTGGTGGAGAACTAAGCGGAACGCTACAGACCATCCTTAACAACAGGAATACATACAAGGCCAATCAGACTTCTGAGGCCAACAAAATAAACACAGACCAGCAGAACGCTCTCAATACACTTAACGGACAATTAAGCTCAGCATTGGCCGACAAGTTATCGAGAATAAATTCCATTAAGGCAGCAGCACAACAGGCAGCAGCAGCGGCAGCTCAGGCGGCAGCATCAAGAGCGGCAGCATCCGCAAAATCAGCCAAAGCATCCGCAGATAAAGCTCCCACAAGTGCTCAACTATACAATGCCGGACTTGAAAGTTTGGCCGGAGCTATGGATTCAGGAGAAGGATATTTGTTCCTGAGAGACCAGAAGGGCAACCTCATAAACGATATGGGGCAAGTAAACTACAATAAACTGGTAAAATATTATCAGGACAATGCTTCAAACGGAGATTATGGAGCCTACACTACATCCGCTACGCTTGATAAATATAGCAGCAGTATTTTAGCTCATAACCAAGCGAACAAAGGAACTTATGTAGCAACGCCAGCAGTAAAGCCTACAACATTTACAAATACACCATTATTGGGTTCATTCTTTAAATAGGAGGGAATAAATGGCTATAGATAAAAGCAAATATTCATGGGCTAATTGGGGAACATTAAGTAGCAAACCTAAATCAGGGGCAAGCTCAGCCCCTCTCACAACAAAGACCTATAAGAGTACATCGTGGGCTCAATGGAAACCTACAAAATCAAAGGGTGCTGCAATTCCTATACCAAGCGAAAAGGCACCATCGAGCATAACTTCATTACCACAACCGCTCCCTAAGATATTGCCTACACAGCAATCAAACTTAATCATAAGCAAATTGAATAGTGCTGATAAGATAGCTAAATACAAAGCCGCAAATCCTGCGGCTACTTCCCTTCCCAAGCTACCTACAGCTAAGATACCTGCAGCTAAATTGACACTCAATAGTGATAAGGCCCCTAGCTTGCCAAAACTTTCAAGTCTTAAAGTTCAGGCCCCGGCAACAAAGATGGAGCTCAACAACTCGGACCAGTATAAAGCGGTAAGCAATGAAATTGAAGGGCTCAACAATGCCATTATAAATAATCCAATAAGGAAAGCCCTTGCTGATACAGCGGTTAATAAATTCATAATGAGGACCGCTCAGGAAGTAGACACCAACCTGAATAGAGCTGCAGGCGTTGACGATGCAGAGAATGAAACTAGCAAGCCGGATTTAGGGCCTATAGCTAATACTCTTGCAAACTTAATAGGATTCGGAATGACCATGAAAGGCAATTTTGCAGGAGTTACCGGACCTGTAAACAATATCGAAACCTCCCTTGCACCAGTAGGAAGAACAGCCGGAGCCGGAGCAGCTAAGTTATTAAGCAAATTTGAACCTGCTTTACCAGCCGCCAATACACTAGGAGCAAAAGCAGCGGTTACCGCATCGAAAGTCGCAAATTATGTTGTTCCAACCGTAGCTAAAGAAGCGGCAGAAGGAGCTCTATTCGGAGCATCCCTAGGAGTAGGAGCCAAGGATGGTATAGTCAAGGAAACACTTAACGGAGCAGCTATGAACGCTGGATTCGGTCTAGGTTTAAAAGGCCTAGGAAGTGTAGCCAAAGGAATAACCCATTACATAAAGGGAGCAGATGGACTTGAAGTTCCTGTAACAGTAGTTAAAGATGATGGACACCATATTACATTTGTTGACCAGCAAGGCAACCACAGTCAGGTTCAAAAGTCAGTATTCGACAGAGTAGCAAAACCTGTATCGGTCCATGAAGGTATGAATACTCTAAATAGCAGAGTGGGAGATATGCCTCAGTATCAGGGAACTTTCAAGAAGGAAACAGCACCATCAGAAGTTCCTGCAGCCGGACCTGTAAAACCAGTAGAGAATGTTGACTACACTAAAATGACAGATGAAGAATTGAGCAGCAATATGGATAGCGTAGGCAAAGAAATAGATGCTAACATTAACGATAAGAGCCCGGAAGTACAGACTAAGGTAATGGCACTAGCCGAACATTATGACAACATGGCAAGGGAACAGGAAAATAGAGGTACTGCTAAAACTTCACCAGAGGGCTCAGGAGCCCCGGAAGTAGTTAAAGAGGAAAGTACACCACCTGCAACAGAAACTCTTGCTACGGAGCAGCCAGCAAGGGAGAATCCGGCCTCGGCTCCAACAACCAGAAAAGACTTGCAGAAACACCTTGAATACCCGGACACCCACGAACACAATGTCAATGATGATGCAATGTTTGTGGACCACCTCGACAGACCTAATTCAGGTAAAATTACAAAGGTAAATGCTGATGGTTCAATGGAGATTGAAACCCTAGAAGGAGATACATACAAGGTAAAGAAGGTAGGTAATACTCTTGAAAGCTATACTGAGGGAACACCTAAAGACCAGATTAAAATTGAGGACAGACAGGATGCAGATAAAGCTGATTTAAAACTCAAAAAGGTTAAACCATATCAGGAATTGCACCCTGAATTGAAAAGTTATATCCAGCATGAGGCAGCAGTATTACAGGCCGAATTGAAGGAAACCACAAGGGGAGAGCATTTTGTAGGTAAACTAGGACATGGAGAACTCAAAACTACAGGCCTCAAAAGAGTAACCAGCAGCTCTATAGCTAGACTCAGGGATGAATACGATATTAAATACCGAGACATTGAGATAGCCCTGAAAAATATAATAGAGGACCATGATTCAGAGAATACTCTTGTTGCCAAAAGGATAGAGGCTCTTATAGATGAGAGACTTAAAGGCGGCTATTCTGATATGTCCGGCCAGTATGAAACCCCTCCGAACAAAGAATATATCAAATTAATGGAACAGATAGATGCAGCAAAACCTGCAGAGACACCTGCGGTTAAGACTACCCCGGCTAAAGTTAAAACAAAAAAGGATGTAATTGCCGAAGGAGCAAAGGGGAAAGCTACAAAAACCAATCCTGCAAAATACCGCTACTACCTTGCAGAGAGACCGCCTTCACTAGGTACACATCCTAAAGGAACCGTTGATATGAAAGGTTTTGACAACAAAACTGATGTTCCAGAGATAGGCGGCAAAGCGTGGGGATATGTAGAATATGACCATCCATTAACGGACAAGCAGGTATCAGACTATGAACTAAAGCCAGCTCCGGGAATAGACCTGCAGACCTTTGGCCATAAAGCAGAGACAAGCAAGAACCCATTCGATGAGCCTAGGTTCCATCCATTCAAGCAGGCAGATGAGTTCGATGCACAATTTGACCGTAAAACAAAGTGGATAGAGGATACAATTAAGGACCAAGAGGCGGTTAAATTCTCTAAAGAAGGTAGCAACCAGTATTTAATCTTCCATCCTTCAACAAAAGGCAACAAATATCAGCTCACTATCTTTGATGATAAGGGAGCAATCATGGACAGCCAATCAAATGATTTACAGGATGCAGTAGACTTCATTATGAGAGAGGGCTATGGCAAGACCGTAGATGAAAGTATTCCTAAAGGCCAGAGCGTAGACCTGCAGACATTCGGTAGACCTAAAGGCACTAAGGCAGAACCTCCAAAGGAAGAAATCAATGTAGGATTTAAACTTGAACTAAGAGAAAAAGGGGATAAAGCTACCAGCAAATTCTACTCTAACAGCCTTAAAAAATCAGAGTGGCTCCCAGAGGATGTAGACAGGCTAGTAAAAGAGGCAGACCATATTTACACTAAGCATACCAATGTTGGAGACCTAGAAAAAGCTGCATCAGTAATCCGCAACAATGGTATAAATGATGAAATTGACAGACTTCTTAAAAAGCCCTCCCTCGATGATTCAATAGACACCACGGAACACTTCTTAATCACTAATGAATTAATGGCACAGGCTAAGGCCACAGGCAGGCCAGAGGACTACAACAAGGTAACCAGATGGCTACACTATACCAACAGCAAAATAACAGGAGCAGCACAGGCCCTCCAAGCTGTATCAGTAGTAAAGAAGTCAACACCTGCAGGTATGCTAACAGCCGCAGAGAAGGGAATATCCAAGGCAGTTGAAAAGATAGAGGCTAAAAACCCTAAGCTCAAAAAACAGGTAGATGATAAAGCAACCGAAGTTAAAAAGGCCATGGATGATATTAACAAAGAGGCCTCAGATACAGTCGGTAAAGACATAACGGACAACATAGACCAGATACTAGAGAAGGGCAGAGCAGAGGTAGAGGCTAAGAGGAAAGCAGCGGCAGCAAAGAAAAACGCTGCAGGCAAGAAGGTAGTCAAGCCAGCTCCGGGAAAAGAAGAACCTATAGTGCCACTCACAGAGGCACAAAAGAGAGCCAATGCAGCAGAAGTTTTGGCCCGGAAGGTAGACAATGCAACAAAGCCTAAAACCCCTAAAGAAATGGATGTTGAGGCCGAAATGGTCAAGACACTATTCAGGGTAGCAAAGAAGAACCTTCCTGAAACCGAAAAGATACCGCAGGACCCCCTTCAATTTGTAGCTATGGCCATAAAGGGCCGGGATAAATACAAGGATGTATGGAGAAAAGCACAGAACATCCTGCAGGAGGCGTACAGAAATGAGCCTGAGAAGTTAGAAATCCTGCAAAAATACCTTGACGATAACCTGAAACCTACATTTGAAAAAGACAAAATGGAAAAGGTAATCTCAAAGAAGTTAAAAGATATGGGAGTGAACCTAGGCCAGATAGTTAAAGAGCATTATACAGTCAACAAGCAGATGAAGGTAGAAATAAAGGAAAGACTTATCAGAGAGGCCGGGTTATCAGGAGAAGATGCCAACATCCTAGGAAACTACATTGCCAAGAGGATGAAGGAATTGACCAATGATAAGAAAATGAAGGTCCTAGAACGATTAATGGCCGACAAGGAAACCGTAAAGGGAACACCAAAGAGCCCGGTAAAATCAATTCAGGAACTTTCAAACCTAGGAGCCTTTAATAATACCAACTATACAGGCAAAATCGTTGGTAAAGTCAGTCCTTTAGTAGACAAAATAATAAAATCCAAGCTGGATATAGGCAAAATGGTAAAATCTTTGTCAATGGATAAGCAGGAGCTAACTAAGGTTAAAGTTTTGAACCATATTTTAGAGCAGACAAACCTTGCAAGAAGTGATGCAGAAAAATTAGCACAGATAGTGCTTGACAGGTTCGACGAACTCTCCGGGATAGCAAGAGAAAAGGCAGTAGGTTCTAAGCTAGACAAGATTAAATTCGTAGGTCCTAAGCCTAAAGTAGTTGCTAATCCAGTTAAATCAATCCAAGAGTTATCAAATCTAGGAGCCTTTAACAACAAAAACTACCTTGCAGAGGCTAGATACCAGCTAGGGATTGAATCAGGCAAGATGATAGCAGAAAAAATTGACCTAGGCAAGATGGTTCGCCTCCTATCACAAGAGGACCAGAACTTGACCAGAGAACGAATCATTAACTACATCCTCCAAAAGACAGACCTTAATGTAAAGGATGCCTCAATACTATCTAAGGTAGTAAAGGAACGGTTCGATGAACTAGCAGGCAACAAGAAGGAAACCATATTAAAGGGTATATTTGAACCTAAGAAACCTGCAAAGCAAACCAGCATGATTGAAAAGATAGTTGAACTTTCACATTTGGGAGCATTTGACCATGCAGATTATAAAGGCCTTATATCTGATAAATACGGAATACCTTCACTAACAGCGGATGATGCAAAATTCATAGCAAAGACAATGGAACGAGCCCAAGCCATGCCGGAAGGTAGAGCAAGGGATATTGAAGTGGCAAGAGCAGTAATGTTTATTGCAAACAAGTTGCCTAAGACTATGGAGGATAAAATCAAGAGCCTGCAGAGAATATCCATGTTGCTGAACCCTAAGACGATGCTGAGAAATGTATTCGGTAATGTGTTCATGGGTACTGCTGAAACCATAAAGGATGTTCCGGGAGCGTTAGTTGATAAGGCAATCAGTAAATATGGTGTACCGGGGATGCTAAAGCCAACAAGGGAGAGGACCACGCTAGAACCTTCACTTAATTCTTTAGCAACATCCGGCAAGGCCATTAAACAAGGCTTTAAAAATGTAACAGAAGATAGAAAACTAGGGATTGACACTTCTCCGGGCAGAGGTCAGTATGAAATTCCAATGGGTAAAGTTTTCAATGAGGACAAGGTAGGCGGCAAGCTATTAAATAAGTTGGACAGTATGACTAAGTATGGCCTGCAGTATGGTGATTCGCCATTTTATAATGCAGCATACAAGGAATACCTGAGACAACAGATGAAGATAGCTAAGGTAACCCATCCGACAGATGCTATGATTAAAAAAGCCCACGCAATAGCCGAGGAAAGGACCTTCCAGAACATAACAGAAATATCAAAAGGTTTTGAGGGCCTAAGAAAGTCAATGAATAGAATAGGTTCTAAAGTTGCAGGAAATGAAAATTTTGGTCTAGGAAATATAGTTGTTCCATTTATCAAGACACCAGCCAACATTCTTGACAAGGCCATTGACTATTCGCCAGTATCAGCAATAAAGGCCATTAATATGCTCAGGACAGCCAAGAACACCGGAACATTTGACCAGAAACACTTCTGCGACACCGTAGGCCGAGGCGTTACAGGTACAGCGGCCATATTGCTAGGCTATCATTTAGCTAGTAAAGGATGGTTAGTGGGCCACGCAGATACCAATACGAATGTAGCGGCTCTCGATAAATCAACAGGGAAAAGCCCTTATTCGTTCCATGTGGGAGATATGTACTACACATTTGACTGGGCTCAGCCAATGTCATTACCGTTTGCAATCGGAGCGGATGTATTTCAGAACGGACACACCAAGCAGCAGGCCATGAATATAGTTGTTCAGGCGGTCCAATCAGGCGGCCAGACATTATTAAACCAGACTGTCTTTGCAGGAATAACTAAGTTTATGAGCGGCTATGACCTATCAAGCAATATAGCAAGCACAGTAGCAGGATTCCCTACACAGTTTGCTCCAACCTTCCTGAAACAGATAGCTCAATTAACGGACACAACTCAGAGAAGTAGCTATGAGGACAATGTAGGAGCATCAACGCTTAATACAATCAAGGCGAAACTTCCGGGATTAAGTAGAACGCTAGAGCCAAAGGTAGACACTCTAGGAAAAGAAGTAAAGTTGTTCCAAGGCAGCACGAACCCGGTAACTAACTTTATAAACACATTCCTAAATCCGGGAACCTTCACTGCAGCTCAGACTAATCAAGCAGTAGACCTTGTAAAGAACATTTACGAAAAAACAGGCGAGACTAAGCAATTTCCAAAGGTAGCAGCTAAATATTTCGATAATACTGATGGAGAGAGAATAAATCTAACAGCAAAGGAATATACTGCATACCAGAAGTACCTAGGTCAACACACTATGGATTATATAAGCACATTAAGTGATTCAGGCCTCAGCAGCGAAGATGATTACCTGAAACTAGCAAACAAAATCAGCAATGAGATAACTAAAATCAACAAGGATGCTAAGGATGAAATCTTATCAAGCAGAGGGCTAGACACAAGCAAGACCGCTCTAAAGAAAACAACAACCAGCAGTAGCAGCAGCACCAACAGCCGCACTACTACACACAAAGATAGAGTTCTAATTGATGGTGCCAGCAGGAGAACAACGAGGAATTAACATTAATAGGGAGCCTCCGGGCTCCGTTTAGTTATACTATAAGGAGACAGTATATTAAATTAGAACGGAGGTGAGGGCCTATCTGGTGGTGGTATTGGTTTTTATCAATAACGAGTATGCTTTAAAATCCTACATAACATCATTTAATGGCTTATAGGAGGTGGCTATGACAGAGACAATGGACAGTAGCCTTGCGGTTAGAGTTGACCACATGGAAAAGGATATTGCAGACCTGAAAAACAATGATAAAGACATTTTTAGAGAAATGGGTATCATAAAGGAAAGCTATATCGAAATGAAGTTTTATTCAAAACAGACACAAGAAGGGCAGGCAAATATGGAAAAGAAATCAGAAATCAATCAAGAGTTAGTGTTAAAGAGCTTGCAGGAATTAAGAGATAAACCTGTAAAAAATTATGACCAAATAAAAATGGCAGTATGGATTTTCATTGCTACCTATATCATAGGTAATATTTTTGGATTGATGAAGATTTTCACGCCCGCCAGCTAAAAAGTAACGAAAGGAGACGATATTTTGATTGACGAACATATTGTATGTCTAAATCCATCCAAACAGGGTTCAAACATAGGCGTGGATGATTACGGAACAGAGAAGGACAACGCCCACATCATAGGCTATCGTGTCAAAGATATTCTGGACTGGAACGGTGGCTTTAAAAAAGCATATTGCACGCCTAAGACAATGACATTATCCGAAGGTATCAAATTCAGCAACGATGTTAAAGCTACAATCCATGTAGATATACATAGTAACGCATGGATGTATAAAAACAGAGGATGCCAAGCTTGCTACAAGTCGGCAAAGGGCAAGGTCCTCGCAAAGTGCATATATGATGAAGTTGCATCCGTTACACCAACAGCAGATGAAGGACTTAAATACAGAGATGATTTAGGAGCCCTTAATCAGACAAATGCAACAGCCGCATTGGTCGAAATGTTCTATCACGACAACTATGACGATGTGGAATTTTACAAAAACCACAAAGAGGAATTTGCAAGAGCAATAGCTGCAGGCATTATGAAATACGCTGGGGTTCCAGAGAGACAGGAAACAGTATATAAAACTGTAACAGCTACGCAACTTAATGTTAGGGACACACCATCAGCAGCAAGCCCTGATACTATTATTGGCCATTTAAACAATGGAGATAAAGTTCATGTTGGTTTTGAAAAGAACGGATGGGCCAACATATTCTTTGGTAACAATGGTGGCTGGGTATCATCAGCATACTTAAAATAATGGGAGGTACAGAAGAAATGCAAGATTTAATAAACCAAATTGCAGTTGTTATACTTACATCAATTGCAGCTTATACCGGAACGATTCTTACTCATTGGTGGAATGAAAATCAGGCCTTGATAGAATCAAAAATGCAGCAGATTCAGCAGGCTATGGGAATAGAAAAGTACAATAAAGACATTAAGACAGCAAAAATTCTCATAGGCAGCATAGAACAACAGGCCATTAAAAATGATTGGATAGGAGTAACCAAGAGGTCCAAGGCTTGCAGCCTGATACAACAGTACACAGGCCTCACTAATGACCAAATAGGCCACATTATAGAATCAACAGTCAATGAATTTAAGATGAACACCAGCACCATTGACTTGAACAAATTAACGGTTCCGGGAACAGATACGAAGGAGGTTACAGTTTTAAGACTAGCCGATGATGGAAAGTACAAAGAAGAAAAAGCGACCATCCCGGTAGAAGTAGCCTCCTTAGAAGAACCTGCAGCAGTAGAAGAAGTTCCGGCAGCAGAGCCAGTAGCAGAGGCAACCCCGATAGTAGAACCAGTAGTAAATCCACAGAGTATCACAATTAACGGAATAGAATATGTTCCTGCAACCGCTTAATATAGAAGTAAAAAGCCTTGAGTTAAATCAGGGCTTTTTTTATATAATTATTTAGCCAAAACACTTGACATAACGGAAACGGTAGTTTACACTTAGAATAATGAAAGTTTGGAGGTGATTAGATGAAAAACAGACTAAAAGAATTAAGGGCTAGACACAATATAACTCAGCAGGAACTAGCTACTAATGTGGGCGTAAGCAGACAAAGCATAAACGCAATAGAGAATGGAGATACTACCCCGGCAGGAGACACAATGCTTAAAATAGCTAATTACTTCAATATGAATGCAAGCGAAGTATTTGAGCTTAACGAAAAGGAGGTCTAAAATTATGACATTCGATTTTGGAACATTAACCCCACAGGAACACAGAAAAGTATCTGAAATAATATCCATAATAGCTACAATAACATTCTTGTCAGCAATAATAATAGGTCTAGCGGTTTACTGCTCATAGGAGGAAAATATGGAGCAACAGCCAAATTATGATGAAAAAGGAAGGATGAAGTATAGCCCTGAATACCATAGCAAAAACGGAACTTTATGGACTTATGATGAACTTGACTACTTAATAACATGGTATGCAAAAATAGGCCCGGTAGAAATGTCTTTTGCACTTGAAAGAACAGTAGCATCCATTAACAAGAAGGTAGCAGACTTGAAAAAATCCGGCAAGATGGAAGATAAACCGAATGAAAAACATTTTACAAGATAATCGCAACCTGAATAAATTGCGTCCGACTTTAGGAGGTGGGGAAAATCGAACAAAATAAAATATATTTAGGTGATTGTTTGGAATTGATGCCTAAAATAAAAGACAAATCGGTGGATATGATACTATGCGACCTTCCCTACGGAACAACACAAAACAAATGGGATAGCGTGATACCTTTGAATGAACTTTGGGGGCAGTATAACAGAGTTATAAAAGACAATGGAGTAATTGCATTATGTTGTGTTGAGCCTTTTACATCAAGCCTTATAATGAGCAATTTGAAGCATTTTAAATATAAATTAGTATGGGAAAAGTCGAAAGCAACTAATTTTTTAAATGCTAAAAAACAACCTTTAAGGAAATATGAAGAAGTAGCAATATTTTATAAGAAACCGCCTGTATATAATCCGCAAATGAGAGCAGGAGAGCCATACAACAAAGGAATAAGGAAAGACCAACTAACAGGTAGTTATGGTGATTTTAAGCCCGTAGAAGTTAAGAGCGGAGGGTTAAGATACCCAACCGACATATTGTATTTTAAGACAGCAGAAAGCGAGGGCGAAGTTTTTCACTCAACACAAAAACCTAAATCTTTGTATGAATATTTGATTAGAACATATAGCAACGAAGGTGATTTAATACTTGATAATGCTTGCGGTAGCGGAACAATAGGAGTTGCTCAAAGTATAGGTAGAAACTTCATGGGAATAGAAAAAGACGAACATTATCACGAAATAGCAGTAAACAGAATTAAGGATTTTAAATAGTAAATCACGAACAATTCAAATATGTTTTTCGTAATAAATTAAATGAAAGAAGGTATAAAAATGAAAAAATTATCAGTAACAATCAATTCAGGATTAATGGAATTGTCCAGCTACAGCAACGAAGTGAGAATTGAAAATATCAGAATCGAAGAAATCATAAGGTATAACTTGCCAAAAGAAATTCAAGTATCAAAGCCTTATATTGTAAACGCAAAGATTGAAATTGAAATCATAGAATCAGGAATACATGTTGATTCTGAGGGCTACGAAAATAAGGAGGGTATCACAAATGGAGAAGGTTAATAAGGAACTTGAATTAAAGCCTGCAACAATGAACATATACCAGAAAATCCAGAAATGTAAATGTGAGCTTGGCAAGGCAGACCTGAAAAAATCAGGGAAGAATACCTATAGTAACTACAATTACTATGAATTAGGAGACTTCCTCCCAAAGATAAATGATGTAATGGACAAATACGGATTGACAGCAATATTTAACTTCAAGGAGGATTTAGCCTCCCTCACAGTAGTAAATTGCGAGAACCCATCCGAGACATTATATTTTAGCACACCAATCTCAATAGCAACTTTAAAAGGGACCTACGCAATCCAGAACATAGGAGCTACACAGACCTATGCTAGGAGATACTTGTATGTAATGGCCTTTGAGATAGCTGAATCCGATGTACTGGACGAGAAGGAACATGACGAGGACCTTATAGAGAGAGGCCAAAAGATTAATAAGGTTAGAGCAGCAAGCATAAATGCTATGTTGGAACAGACCGGAGCGGATGTTAAGGGATTCCTGAGATACTACAAGCTAAAGGAAATCGAGGACATAACAAATGACTTATTCCCGGACATAATGGCAGAACTGCAGAAGAAACTTGAAAAGGTAAAGAAAGCTCCGCTCCCGGAAGTAGGTAAAAATAAAGTACCGGACCTTGGTATGTAGCACAACATGAATATATGGTCCGTAATTAGAAAGGAGAAAAATATGAGAACAACGGAAAAAAATAAAGAAATGGCAAATGCCTTACTTAAACTAATAGCGGAAAATCCAGAATTAGAAGTAGTCCCAATGGTGGACACAGAGTGTATTTTTGATGATAGCTACAGCACTTGGATGGCTAGATGGGGCAGTGCAGACATAGATGAATACTGGTGTTCAAATGAACGAGTGTATTTCAAATCAATAGATTTCGATACTTTAGTCGAAGAATTTATTGATAACAACTACGAAGATTATCCGACACTTTCGGATGAAGATGAAGAATTGCAAAAGTTAGCAGAAGAAAAAATAAATGCCTACGATTGGATTAAGGCAATATCGGTCAATATTGTACATTGCTAATCACGAACAATTCAAAGCTATTTCGCTATATGAAAAAATGGCGCACGATTCACAACTGCATAAAATTTTGAAAGAGGTGTATGAATATGAATTATGACAAAATGCCAAGCAGGGGCAAAATAACTTCTGATGGAGAATGGGCTAAGGATTGTGGTTGCGGTGGCAAAGCCTATGTCTTTTATGATGAAGATGCCACATACAATGTTGAATGTGAAAATTGCGGTACAGTTCTCAGGCTTATAACATCAAGCTTGGATGGGGCAATAAAGTTTTGGAATAATACATTAGAAGTTGGAGGTAATTAAATGAGTGCTGAAATAGTAATGGGAAACCTTGTTATGTGTAATATATGCCATAAAAGAATAGCCACAAAACTATGTGATATGCCTGTTAGAAGAACAAAAAACTTTCACATAAAGATTAATGGAATGACAGATACAAATTTGAGCTTTAAAGAATATACCGCAACTTGTGACAAATATATCTGCGACAAATGTGCTGCAGAAGTTGGAAACGGAATACACTTTTGCAAATCGTGTATGTCAAAGCTAAAAAGGGTATGACCATGATAAATAAATACAATTTAAACGATATTGTTAAAATTGAAAAAGGAAATGAAGTTTACAAAATAGTTGGAATGCACTTAAACACATACAATAACCCCAAAAAGGTATGGTATTCGCTATATCGTTTATCGGATGGATATATATGCAATATTGCCGAAAATATACTTACACCTGTTATTGCTGTTTAGTGCGCAATACAAAAATATTCTACATAAGGAGGTCTCAACATGGGTGGAAAGTATGAAGTACGATATTGTTACAACGATACATTGCAAGTTTATCTATCGGAATATACAAACAGCTGGTTCAAATTTATGATACTGAGGTTCACCAAAAAGGTCATATATTACAAGGTACAAATGTTTTGAGCAAGAGAGATTGGATGGATGAAAGGAACAGAAGAATGCGGAGAGAGAAGAATATGGATGCAAGCTAAAAGAAATCAGCATTAAAGGCTGGATTAAGGTAATATCGGTTGATATTGTACCTTGCTAATCACGAACAATTCAAAAATATTATTCACAATGTACTTGACATACCCAATATATCATGCTATAATAAGTTATAAAGTTAAATAAAGGAGAGATAAATTATGAAAAGAGCAGAGATATATTGGGTAGACTTAGGGGAAACAGTAGGTAGTGAACAGAGGAGATGTAGACCATGCTTAATAATACAAGCCAATTTAGGTAATGCAACCTCGCCTACAGTAACAATTGTTCCAATAACGTCTGCTACCAAGAGTTTCACGATAACTCATGCCCCAGTAGATGGTCTTATTAAACCATCAATAGCATTATGTGAGCAGATAAGAACAGTTGATAAGAAAAGAGTAAAGGGTTATATTGCTACGGTAAGTGATTATACTATGATTAATATATCTGAAACAATAAGGTTGACATTAGGCTTATAATGTGGTATAATGATTACAGAAGTTAAATTTAAGGAGGATTAATAATTGATACTTTATAGTAACGGATGCACAAACTGTGAACGATTGAAAGAGCAACTGGATATATCTAAAATTGAATATCAAGTTTCAAGTGATTACAGAAGGTTGATTGAATTGAATATAAGGTCTGCACCATGCTTAGAATTTGAAGATGGAAGTTTCATGCTCTATGATGAAGCCATGATGTATGCCATAAAGAAAAGGGGATAGACAATGGAAAAGCAATTATTAGATTCTAAAACATTAGTGGAGGATTATTTATTCAATAAAGATTGGAGGACAAAAGAAAATTCAAACGCACCTAGAAGTTTTGGCTCGCTCAATAAATATATAATTGGAGAAGTTAGTAAAAACTATTGGTTGAATGAAGTATACAATAAAGAAATAAAATGTGCATATCTTAATGGTGATTTTCACATCCATGATTTAGGGGCATTAACATTATACTGCGTTGGATATTCATTAGAAAACATACTATTAATGGGGGTACAAGGTATAAGTAATATACCAGTATCAAGTCCACCTAAACATTTCAAAAGTGCTTTATCACAAGTTGTAAATTTGGCAACAGTATACCAAAATGAACAAGCTGGAGCAGTAGCATTCAATTCCGTAGATACGTTATTAGCACCTTTTATACGAGAAGATGATTTGGATAAAATCCAAGTTAAACAAGAATTACAGAATTTTATATTTGCCTTAAATAGCAATTCAAGAATGGGGGCAGAACCAGCATTTACAAATATAACATTAGATATAACTCCTTCACCAGATATGTTGCGTAAAAATATAATCATAGGTGGAGATTATAGATTGGATGTATATGGTGATTTTCAAAAGGAAATGGATTTATTTAATGAATGTTTTGCTGAAATAATGCTAGAAGGAGATAGTAAGGGTCAGCCATTTTCATATCCAGTATTGACTTATAATATAGGAAAGAGATTTGATTGGAATAATCCTAAAAATGATAAAATATTTGAAATGGCTGGTAAGTTTGGATATCCATATTTTTCAAATTTTATAAATTCTGAAATGGATGAATCTGATATAAGAAGTATGTGCTGTAGACTTAGATTAGATTTAACCGAGTTAAGAAGAAGAAATGGTGGATTATTTGGAGCAGGAGATTCAACTGGTTCAATTGGTGTAGTGACTCTAAATATGCCTAGAATAGGTTATATATCATCAAATGAGATTGAATTTTTTAATAAACTAGATATTATATTGAATTTAGCAAAAGATTCATTAGAACTCAAACGAGTATTCTTGCAAAATGAAGTATTGGATGGTGGATTAATTCCAGCTTATTCTCAATATGTTGGAACGATTGATAATCATTTTAGCACTATTGGTATAATTGGGTTTAATGAAATGTGTGAAAACTTTTTAGGAAAAGACATACTATCAATAGAAGGTAAAGAGTTCTCCGTAAAAGTTGGTGAATATATCTTAAATAAAATAAAAGAATTTCAAGTAGAAACTGGTCATCTATATAATTATGAAGCATCACCTAGCGAATCAACTTGTTATAGACTGGCTAAAAAAGATAAAGAGTTATTTCCCGATATAATAACACAAGGTAATTCAGTTCCATACTACACTAATTCTTCTCATATACCAGTATCCAAAGTAACTACTATCAATGATATGATGGCACATCAAGAAGCTTTACAAGTTCAATTTACTGGAGGATGTGTAAATCATATATATTTAGATGGAGCAATATCTGGTGAACAAGCTAAACATATGGTTAAAACTTGTTTAACAAATTATAGAAATCCATATATAAGCCTTTCTCCAGTAAATAGATATTGTCCAGAACATGGTTATATTGAAGAACGAGTTGAAAATTGTCCTAAGTGTGGTATGAAGTTGGATATTATGCAACGCGTAACTGGTTATTTAAGGAAAGTTGAAAATTTCAATGATGGTAAAAAAGAAGAATTTTATGATAGAAAACAATTTAATGGTATAATTGATTTAAAATAAAGATTGACAATGTATAAGTGACATAAATAATAATAGAAGGTGGAGGTATACAACAAATGGTTAGATATAAATATATAGAACATGAACGCAGTGAAGATGCTAATTTTATTGGAGCATTGATAGTAGCATCTGATTGCAAAATAAAATGTAGAGGATGTTTTAACCGTGACATCAAAAAGATGGAAACGAAGAAGGATACTGCACAGAATATCATCAAGGAGGTGCTTTCTAATCCATTCAACGAGGGTATTATACTAGCTGGCTTGGAGTGGTCTAGCACACCTACAGACCTCGTAGAACTGGTCACAGAAGCCGATAAACATGGTCTGAAGATAATGATATACACAGGATTAGATTTGGGTGAGTTTGAAATGAGGATAGGCAAGGCTTGTTGCGATAAGGTTGGAATTAAAGAACTTCCAAAAGATTACAATGATACTTCAATGATGTATGCTTGTATTGGTGGGATGGTTCTTGATAATGCAATCCATAGTGATTATTATATAAAATCTGGAGCATATGTAAAGGAACTGGAAGTAACTGGTAGAGAAGCATTTGGTGTGACATTGGCAACAAGTAATCAGAATGTTATAAAAATTCAGAAAGAGGTGTAGTATGGAGAGGGAGATATGTTTCGCAAAAATGAGAGTGGATGCAATCATTCCTAGTAAGAATCTGGAAAATGCTGGGTATGATGTGTATGCCAACTTTCCAGAGGAATATATAGTTATAGAGCCACATGAAACCAAGATGATACCAACAGGAATTGCTAGTGTCCTTCCAGATAGCCTAGTGTTCGTTCTAAAGGAGCGAGGGTCTACTGGTACTAATGGTATGGGACAGAGGGCAGGAGTCATTGATAGTGGCTATAGAGGTGAATGGTTTGTACCTATCACCAATCACAATGATGTTCCACTGGTAATCTATAAATGTATAGAATTGTTGGACTCAGACTTATTTCCAATAGATACCATATTCTATTCTTATAAGAAAGCAGTCTGCCAAGCAATATTGGTGGATGTTCCAGTTGTAAGAATCAAACAAATTCACAAAGACCAGCTTTCAAATTATGTGTCCGAGCGAGGTTCGGGGTCATGTGGTTCGTCTGGTAAATAATCATAATATGAATAAATGGCGAGCAACTATATGGAGGTTCAAAAATGGGAGATAATAACTATATTGTTTGTAACAATGATTTGTGCAAATATTGGCGAACAGAGGGTAAATGCACATATTGGAAAACAGGAAACTGTGTAGAAATTGAAGTTGAAAATGGTGTATCAATATGCAAATCTTTTGAAGCGGATTAATCGCAATACAAAAATAGTGTGATTGAGAGGGGAGGAATCCTCTCTTTTTTATTTTTAAAAAGGGTTGACATGGTGTAATATTCATGGTAGAATAAGGTATAGTCAAATTAAAGAAGGAGTGAGATACATGAGTGGTCAAGAAATGGTAGTGGTTTGCATAATTAAATTATGGTGGATAATAATTCCATGTATCATAGGTGGAATATTAGTCTACAAAACTGAAAAATAGTTGTTGACAAGTACACTTCAAAGTGGTATACTAAGTATAGAAAGTTAAATAAATCAAACGGAGGTAGTTAAAATGAAAGCATCAATTAGACCAATGATAGAAAACCTAGAGTTATTATTTGTAGTACTTAATGAAGAATACTTTAATGGTGAATTGGAAAAACCAGTTATAACAATCGCACCAGACACTACTAAAGGTGCTTATGGATGGCTGACTAATTGGAGGGCATGGCAAGAAGAAGGTACAGAAGGTTACTATGAAATCAACTTGTGTGCAGAACATACTGCAAGAGGTTACAAAGCATTAGCTGAAACATTATTACACGAACTAGTTCATCTGTACAATCTCCAGAAGGGTATAAAGGACTGTTCAAGAGGTGGCACTTACCATAACAGGAAATTCAAAATCATGGCTGAAACAAAGGGACTCATGGTAGAGCAGAGCCAGAAAAACGGATGGGCATACACACAGTTGAACCCAGAAACCAACAGATTCCTTGACACTGTAACAGGAATAGATTTTGTACTATTCAGAAGCAAAGTTGAAAGTTCATCTTCAACAAAGAAGTCAAGTAGTAGAAAATACGTATGTACACAATGTGGTCAGTCAATCAGAGCCACTAAAGAAATCAAAATACTTTGTGGTGAGTGTTCAACAGAAGATGATTTATGGATGATGATATGCGAAGAAAGTGATGAAGATTAATCACAACATGAAAAAATTGTGACCGATTGAGGGGGGGTATGATTATGAAAAATAGATATGATGGAGTATGTGTATTTTGCTCTTGCAAAGTGCCTAAAAAAGATGGTATATGCTTTGAAAATAAAGAAAAAGGTTGGGTAATATCATGTTTTAAATGTGCTAATGTAGGTGTTAATTTAAACAAAAGATTAGATAAATTACGTTAATCGCAATTCGAGCGAGCAAGGAGATAAGTTTATGGAAACTGTAAAAATTGATTGTAGATGTAAAGATTGTGAACACAGTGAAATTAAAGGTGATGGAGTAGGTAATGACAATATCATAGAATGTGACAGCTACGCATCGAAAAATGAGGAATGGGGAAAATAAAGTTACGAACAATTCAAATAAATTATTCGTAATTTGAAAGGAGAAATCATGGAAAAGAAAAATTGTTGGAACTGTAAACACTATGTGTTTTCAATGATTGTTTTACCTTGTTGTTATTGTAAGGATTGTAATAAATGGGAAAGAAGAAATTATGATGATTCAAAATGTCCATGTTGCCCTAAGTGTGGTTCAGAGGATTATGTTGAAGTAGAGGAAGGTATCAAATGCCCATTCTGTGGTCAGATAGATGATAGGGGTGATAAAGAATGTTCAATGTGTAGAAGGTCATTGGATGATGGTATAGAAGTGGTGTACGGTGATGGCGAAGTATGGGAGGTAGAATAATGAGTATTCTTACAATTGATTATGGTTTAATTCCAATAGTATTAGTAGAGAATAGAAGGGGAATTAGATGTATAGATGGTGTTGAAACCTCAGAAGGGGAGTATTATGATATAATTCAAGTAGCCGATGAATTTTATGCAATGAAGGAGTGTGTGTAATATGGGTAGAAGACCAAAGGAAGACCTAAGTTTTTTTGAAAATGCAAAAGGTGAGATAGAGTATCTAAAGTGTTGTAATGAGTGTCCAGAGGCTTGTAAACAGTCACACAAGGTAGTCAGTATTTGTTGCAGGACATATAATGAAATGAAAAAGAATTTAAGAAAAAAGAAAAAAGATGTTGACAAGATACTACCTCGCATGGTATAATAAGTTCATAAGGTTAAGGAGGTAGCACATGAGCAAGAAAGATATACACATAGGCACAATAAACGGAATAGACTTACTACTGCACAGGAGAGGTAAGGTTGATAGGACAGATGATAATGTCAAGAGAGGGGTGGGAGTACATATTCCCAACAAGTACAAGACCAAGACAAAGCAACGAGAACAGAACGAACTAAGGAGGATGTATTAATGAAAAAGTTTAGAAAAGGTGACAAAGTAAGGTTTATAAATAACGCATCATTCGTACCAAAAGGATACACCGGAACAGCAATGGGTGATGATAGAAAAGATTGTGAGGTATTAGTTGAGGTAGATAACTGGCATGATGGTCATGGTGGACATGAATTTGGAATTGGTGGAGATAGTTGTTGGTACTGCTGGACTGATTCATTGGAACTGGATAGAAAATTCAAGGCTGGAGATATCGTAAAGATAATAAATAATGGTGCTTCTTATACTACCTACAGAGATTGGTATGAAGAATACTTAGCAGATTGTGGTTTTTATGAAGACAATGCATCACCAGAAGATGGCGAGTATGAGGTCATGGTAGTAGCAAGTCATGGTAGTTGGAGTGGAACTCTTTATGGAATAAGAGAAGCCAAAGGAGATTTTTCATCACAAGTTTATATCATAGGTGAGAATGGTTTGGAGTTAGTTTCAGAAATAGTGAAGGAGGAAGTTGAATTGAAATCAGACGAGAATCCAGTATATAAAATGGGAGAATTTGTAAGATGTATCTCCAGAACAAAGGACAATGTCGAGGGTCTTATCCTTGGCGAAGTTTATGAAATGGTCGGAGCAAGTATGTATGACGGTAATTTGATACTCTCAGTAAAAGGAAAAGATGGTAAGTTGTTCCATTCCATAGATAGATTTGAAAGTGTAGATTCAGAAAAGGTTACAGAAGATGATTTCTATATCATGAAGTGTGATATTGCTCCATTGGGTAAGGTTGGATATAAAGAAATGGGAATCTGTGAAATTGCTCCAGATATGGTCAACGAGCCACCACACTACAAGACTGGTGGAATAGAGTGTATCGACTACCTTGAAGCCAAGATGGGTATAGAAGCCTTTGAGGGATTCTGTATAGGTAATACACTCAAGTACCTCTCAAGGCTTGGACAGAAGGGTGACAGGCTTGAAGATATGCTCAAGGCACAGTTCTATCTGAATAAGGCAATTAGTCTTCATACTGCCCCTACAGAGCCTACAGAGGTGGATGGTGCTTGTAATAGACCAATAACCTCCAAGCAGATAGGTTATATAGCAGGACTTACCAAGAAATTAGAAATAGATAGGTATGACCTACCAGAATATATCTCACCATTATACAACTACAAAGAACTATCAGAAGCAGAAGCAAGCATAGTCATAGACAAGCTTATAGCAATTAAAGATTACAAGGAGATTGGGTTATAATGTTCTGGGCAATAGTATTCAATCTAATAATGATAGGCATAACGGGTGGATGGTGGATATTAATAATGCTCATAGCATTGTTTGTAAAATTAATGAGGGGGTAATAAAATGGAAGAATTTGTAAAGTCACTAGTTGAACAGGCAATATTACTAGAGGAAACCCTGATACAAACCATAAAAGTTATGGAAGTATTTGAGGAAATGGTTGAGGGTGCTAGAAATAATCCAGACATGGATATAGACCGACTCTCTGATGAAATTGACATATATCCAATATTCGACAGGATAGCTAAACTTGTAGATAATTTAAGTAGTAGATTATAAAAAACAGTTGACAAAGTTCCTTGCTTATAGTATACTTATATTAGTGGCAAGGGATTGCTACATAACAGAAAAGGATGGTGTTGGGGACGGTAGAAATGTGGATTGATTTAATGGACGAGAATAAGGTGTATATTAAGGAGGAATTTATAATGGAAATTAATGTAGCAGGAGATTGGAGAGAAGTAATAGACATTCACAGCACAGCAATATCATATCGAAAGGTAGTCAAGGGTAGTCCAGATGTATTTATAATCGGCTCATGCTCACCAGATAAAGCCAAACTTAGATTCCAAGACCAGTTTGATGGTTGGGTATACTTCAAACTTGAAAGAGGGTTATAACATGGAAGGGAGAACACTTACAATCATAATGTTCATTATCCTATTGATATTAAATATAATAACAACAATTATGTTTGTACTTTCCAATGCTGGTATAGTAAACATAATAATAGAAGTGGTATCAATTGTAACTTGCATCGCATTATTAATTTCAACAATAAGAGGAGGAAAATAATGGAAAAGAATAGTTGTATGGAGTGTGGAGATACAGTCAGAAAATCATGTGGGTGTGGTAAGTCAGTCATGGGTGTACCACTTTGCAATCAATGTTTCTTCGGTAGCATCAAAGTGAATGACTATCCTTGCAACGATTGTTCTGGAACATTAGCCACAAGTAAATGTCACTTTGCTCCAAAGAATTTGGGAGGTTATTAGATGATTTGGGTTAAATCACAGGAAGGTAATGCAATACACGAATGTTCTGGTGTATTTGTCAATGAATGTTCGCTTAGGGTATTCAGTGGGGAACAGTGGAACACAGTTGGTAGATATGATACTCCAGAGATAGCACAGGATGTTATGAGGATTGTCTGGAGGGCAATACAGAGTGGTGGTAATGCAGTAAACTTACCTATCAATTCGGATGGCTCATACACTGACAAAATAGATGTAACTTCCTTTGAAGGTGGTAAAAGAGAGATAGATGGTTTGAAACATAGTCCCGATGAATATATTATAAATTTTGCGAGGGTGTGAGATAGTGGATACTAATAGATTAAAGGTCATGCTAAATGAGGTATCTGACATAAAAGGTAAACGAAAAGCTATGAATTATTGGTTTAGGTGTGAATGTGAAAAGTTAAAACCAACTACTGTAAATTGGTGGTTGGGAACTTCACCTAAAATACTTGACAGAGTTATTATAGATGTGTATAATGAATATGTAGAGTATTGTCATGTAAAACACAAAAGACCATTCAAAAGGACAAAGTTTGGAATTGAAATGACATCGTTTGGATATGTGTCAAAGGTAAAAACTATAAAAGGTGCAAATTACCGAGTGTATGATAAAGTTACAGATTACAATTAAATTACAGACCAGTTACAAGTTGAATTGAAATCAGTACAATGATTGGTATCACTGGGTTACAACTACTATTATAATTTTAATATATTAAAAAGGTTGTAACCTTCTGTAATTATTGATATGACTGGATGGAGCATATATATTACTATATAATACAACTATTTCTTCTAATAAAAAGTAATATAAAGTAATATATAAATGATATATATAGAGAATAGGAAAGTTGCGTAATCTGTAATTTGAAATTTAAAGAATTAAGCTATTACTTGCTTGCGAGGATTTCAAAAATTACAAAATTACAGAACGATTTTCGACTATTCTAATTTTCGACCAAAACGGTTATAGTATTACTGAAAAGGAGTTGATATAATTGGCAAATAAAGGAATTCATACTTCGCCAGAAACTGCTGGTATACAAAATATGCCACCAAATTATCCAGATACACATAAAGATGATTTAGGAACAATGAAAGGCTTAATGCCTATATGGAACAGAGGATTTCAAAACAGAGAGAATTATAAAGGCCTTTGGACTCCAGAAACTTTGAAAATGGAAATTAATGCCTTTTTTGAATATTGTTTCGATAATGAAGTCAAACCAGCTAAAGTGGGGCTATCACTATGGTTAGGGGTTACGAAACAAACTTTATGGGTTTGGGAAAAAGAATCTACGGATTTCAAATCTGACCTTATAAGATGGGCAACATCATTAATTGAAATGTCTTATGTGGGCAGAGCCGAGAAATACCCAACTGCAAACATATTCTTGCTAAAATCATCTCATGGTCATGTTGAAACTTCCAGATTGGATGTAGTTGCGACAAATGAGCAGATGCAGACTGATGAAGTACAAGACAGAATTGCACAACTTGGACTAGATAAGCCTAAATAATGTAAATTGCACTCAGAAATGGGTGCTTTTTCTATGCCCAGAAATAATAGGGGTAGAGTGGTCAAAATAGGCATTTTTACGATGGGGCTATAGGCTGATTCCCAGACTTGATATTTTGATTTGCTCAACGGAGAGCATAGGGAAATGTGTTCAACGTATACTTTGTTCACTAAGGGGGTAAAGTCGCTTAGAATGGCTCTAAATCGCATAAATAATCATTCTCCGTTAGACCTACTTTCAAACTCTATAGGTTTATGTGAAAGTTTACTTTCAAACTCTATGGGTTTTTACTTTCAAACCCTATATGTCTATGACTGGATGTGCGAATGTTTCGAAAATTGTGAATCTTCTGAATATTGTGAATGTTTTGAATTTTCAGACAATTCAGATTAGTGTGGGTTGTGCGAAATGTTCAAACAATTCAAACAAATAGAACAAATGAAATAATTCAGAATATTGTGAATGTTCGGAATGGTACGAACGTTCGTGTTTTTTCCAATAATTCGAATAGTTCATACAATTCAAACAATATATCGAATTGTGTTGTTGGAGGTAGGTTTTGGATTGGATAACTACCCTGTGGATAACTCTGTGGATAAGTATCATAAATCTGTGGATAAAATATGTTGACATTATATACTATGGATGTTATACTATATTTAGAGGTTAGGAAAACGGTAACCTACTAAATGGTAAAAGGTGGTAATACATTATGAAAAGATTTGAATTAGTACTGAAACAAGGTAACATGGAGGTTTTGGTATCATTTGACAAAATAGACAATGACACGTCCGAGCAGTTCATGTTTTTAAGAGTCGCTAATAAGTCAATAGCTTTACTGGATAAAAAAAGACAGCAGTTGACTTATAAGTTCCAAACAGTAGATACCGTATTCTTCACACTAACAGAAAAGGAGGTGAAATAATATGGAAGAAGAAAAAATCTACTATATTACATGGGTTGATATGTTTGGAGAAATACAAGAATTCGAATATGACGAGCAGGGCAAAGAAGACGTACTAAAATATGCTAAATTGATTATTGAAATAGAAGAAATAGAGTAACAAAAAATAATGGTTCGCTGGTTCATCCATAAAGTCAGTAAATAAAGGGGATAAGATGAAAAATACAATTGTTGGATATGATAGTATCAGCAAAAAGAAAATTGAATTAGAATATGAGGATATCTATTCTGTTAACTGTTGGCACAATGTCTACGGTAATCCACAGTATGGTGTATACATGAAGAATGGAAAAAATTATATATTAGTCGATAACTACTCATTATGCAGAAGTTATGTGAACAACTTACATTATGTATCACGCAAAAAAGATTTATAAAAAAGTGTTGACAGGATGCAAAATTACATGGTATAATTAGTTATAGGGTTTTGGGGGATTTGAGCCCCCGACCCATAGGAGGTAATTACATGAATAATGAATATATTTTAAAATGTGATAGAATTTGTGCCGAAAATTCAATAACTTTAAGTGGTTGTAAAGGTTGTCCGAACTACGCAAACAAAAAAATAAGTTGTAGTGAAATAATGAATTTAGCTAGAAAAATTAAAAGGGGTGTAAAATAATGAAAATATCTAAAGGCAATTCAAAACTTGGCAAAATAGCAAATTTTAACATTACTCCATTGAGAACTTGTTCCCCAGAAGCTTGTAATACATGTGGTAAAAATGGTTGCTATGCTTTGAAGGCTTATAGGCAATATCCAGCAGTTAGGACAGCATGGGACGAAAATACCGAACTAGCAATAAATGACATTCCTACATTATATCAGGATTTAAGAAAATACTTTACTACATTTAAGGGAAAAATATTCCGTATCCATTCAGCAGGTGATTTTGTATCAATTGACTATTTAAAAATGTGGGCTGATATAGCGTTTGAATTTAAAAATATCAACTTTATGGCGTATACAAAACAATTTAAAATATTGCAATATTTTATAGATATCTATGGTCGCAATTACATGACACGTAACTTTAAAATAATACTTTCTTCGTGGACTGGATTAGATATACCTTCAGAACTCTCTTACAAGTTCTCTATTGCATGGTTATGTGAAGACGGACAGAACGCCCCTGTTATGGTATATAATCTTAAAAAGGCTGGTAGAAGTGTTAGGATATGTGGAGGGGATTGCACTGTTTGCAAGTACTGTTATGAACCAACTGGATTAGATGTTATATTCATAAAGCATTAATAACATATACCTAATACTATAAAGGAGGGCATTATATGTTTACTGTGCTGGTGTATATACTCATAATACCGATTGTTATAATAAAGAACTTAGTTAAGTTTAATGGTTAACATGATATAGATAACTACATTACATGATATAATATACTGTATAGTTATACACTAATAATGTATAGTTATACAGTATTATTATGCCCTATTATTGCATACTAATTGTATGTATAGTGTACACAATGCACACTAATCTGACTATTCATAATATTATTAATTATTTTAATTGTTTCGTTTGTACGAATTGTTTGATTTGTTTTAATTGTTTAAACAATGGTGAATTGCGTGAATATTCATACCCCTCCCACTATTCAGAATATTCTGACAATGACTAATCAGTCCCATTACCAACTTCTAAATTTTCTGAACAGTTTTAGTGACCTCAAAAAATTCTCGGAAAATTCTATAACAGTTTTTGCAAGTTACCGACAAGTTAGCAAAGCCAGTTATATCAATGGTTGTAGGGTTATGAATTAGTAGCAAATTAGTAGTTGCAAGTTAAACTACCATTACACCTCCAGTCATTATATTCCATGCCCATTTATGTCCTCGCTCATATGTGATTTCAGTTGAGTGCATTGTGGAGTAAAAGTATTCCCCATCCCAGAAAATTACTTCCTCCTCAAAGAATGTGTTTATGATTTCCATTATTGTGTATGGTGTTTTATTTGGCATTTTTATCTTCCTCCTCCTTAATTGATTCTACTAATTGTGCATATGTGGTTCTAATTTCTATTGGTATCCTATTATCCATTAACATCAATCCTAGAACTCTACATATTGATGCTAATGTTTTTTTATGTTTATCTTCCATTCCCTCACCTCCTAAACATATTATACCATATAGGATAGGTAATGTCAAGAAATATTTTTGGAAATGTAGGTTAAAATGAGGTAAAATCAGTTATAGTAGTTATGAGAAATGACATAGGAAGAAAGAAGGGATTAATATTTTAAAAGATTACGAAATGATAGTGCATAAATTTGGTAGGGATGTTGACCATATAAATCTGTATTCGCTGGGAGATTTGCATATAGGTTCTAGTGAGTTTTCATTGGAACAGTGGTATAAGTGGAAAACCAGAGTTATGGAGGATGAATTTGGATATATAGTAGTTTTAGGTGATTTAATGGACAATGGTTTAAAGAATAGCAAGACTGATTGTTTTGGAGCAACTATGCGACCAAGAGAGCAAAGAGAATGGCTTGTAGAGGAACTTAGACCGTTAAAAGATAAGATATTATGTATAACCAGAGGAAACCATGAAAAAAGGTCGGCTGACTTATCAGATGATTGTCCCATTTATATAGTGGCTTGTATGCTAGGTATAGAGCATTTGTATCGTGAGAATATGTGTTTTGTCAAGGTATCTTTGGGTGACAAGAATAAAGAAAGGCAGTATTCTTATGGAATAGCAGTTGGACATGGCTCGTCAAGAGGTAAGGCTAAAAATTTCAGCTATTCAATTGACAGCATGGATGTATTTTTTACTGGTCATACTCATACTCCAGAGGAAAGTTATCCAGCTAAACTGGTTATGGACTTGAGAAATGAAACTGTAGCACAAGTAGGCTTTATACACATGATAGTGCCAAGTTTCTTGGAATTAGGTGGGTATGCCCTTGCTGGGATGTATATGCCCACAGACTTTAGAAGGATACCATATGTATCGTTGCTTGGAACAAAGAAACAAATAGATGTACACAATTTAGGGGGGATGTAGGATGGATATTAGAAATATAATGATTTTGTTTGATAAAACTAAATTTACAAAAGAGGAAATAGTAGCTGAATTAAAAGCTGAAGGTTATAAGCATAATTTCATATTTGCGAACAAGATAGATTTGGATTATGCGAAAGATTATATGCGAAAGTGTGAAGAAGTGTGGTGCTTCGGTGACTGTGAAGAAATGTTTATGTATATGATGGCAACAGATGAAGGTATGGATATATGGACAATGGGTTAGAATTAACTAAAGTAGAGGAATTGGTGAAGGTGGTAATACCTAATCTTGAAGATGAACTTTCAAGAGAGGGTGTTGCCCCTTCTGACCTTGTAGAATTATATAACCTCTATGTGGAAGTATTGAGAATGGTTGCTCCATATGATTTTGTTTCTTATAACAAATATCTAGAATTGGATGAAGACCATTCGTCACCAACTAAAGCATTTTATCACCACAGGAAAAAGCACCTAGCTGAAATGTTTGAAGCTTTTAATGATATGGAAACTTACGATAAGTATGATGTATTATTAATTTCACTTCCTCCAAGAACTGGTAAGACCACTACTGGTATACGGTTTTTGTCTTGGATTATAGGAAAGTACCCAGAGCATACTGAAATGGCAACTTCCTATTCAGATAGTATAACAACTTCCTTTTATATGGGAGTCATGGAGATAATTCAGAACCCACGATACAATGAGATATTCCCAGATGCTCCACTTGTATCACAGAACGCAAAAAGGGAAGAAATCTGGTTAAAGGTGGCAAAGAGATATCCATCTATAACCTTTGTTCCTATTGGTGGTTCAATGACTGGTAGATGTGAAGCTGGTAAGTATTTGTATTGCGATGACTTGGTGTCTGGTATTGAAGAAGCACTTTCAATTACTAGACTTGATAAATTATGGCAGATGTATACAGTTAACTGTAAACAGAGAAAGAAGGATAAATGCAAGGAAGTACATTTGGCTACAAGATGGTCTGTCCATGATGTAATCACTAAACTTGGAACTGCACATGAGGATAATCCTCGATGCAAGGTTATTAATGTATCGTGTTATGACGAGAACGAGGAAAGCCAATTCGACTTCTTAGGTGGTTTTGGAACTGATTATTACAAGGACTTAGAAACTACAATGGATGAAGCCAGTTTTGGAGCATTGTATAAACAAGAGCCTATAGAACGAGAAGGATTATTGTACCATAAAGAGGACTTGCAGTATTTCTTTGACCTTCCAGAAGAACCAGCCGATTCAATCGTTGCGATATGCGATAGTAAGAACATGGGTAAGGATTTTGTGTCTGCTCCTATTGGATATGTATATGGTGATACTGTATATATTGATGATGTGACTTATAGTAATGCCCTTCCAGATATAACTAGACCAATGGTTGCTAATAAATGGGTAGAGCATAAAGTAGTTCGTGCTGATGTAGAGGTGAACAATGGTGGCAACTACTATGCCGAGGATTTGGATGAACTAATTAAAGCCAAAGGTGGTAGAACCAGTATTAGGACTTTCTTCAGTAGCAATAACAAGCAAGTAAAGATTATAACATATGCTGATTATGTTGTGAAGCATTTCGTGTTCAAGCATCCTAGTAAATATTCACCGAATAGTCAATATTCCCAATTTATGAAAGATATGCTAAAATGGACACAAATGGGTAATAATAAACATGACGATAGTGTTGATAGTATTGCGATGTTGGCACAATTAGTGCAATCATTATCAGATGGACAGATTAAGTTTTTAGACCGTAGAAAATTAGGAATATAGGAGGTAAATAAATGATTCTCAAAGGACGTAGAAAAATAACTAGTGAATTAACTCCAGAAGAACTTCACGATAAGTCTAAGTTGGCTAAATTACTTAATACTAGCCGAGTAATTCACTTACAGAATAAATCTGAGATAGATTATTTGGTTAATTATGGTAAAGGTGACCAGCCTGTTTTATTAAAAACTAAGGTAGTCAGAGATGAAATAAACCATAAGATAGTCATGAATCATGCTCAGATGATAACTAGAAGTGTTAATGGATACTTTCTTGGAACACCAATTCAGTTTATACAAAGTGGATATACGGATAAGAAAGAACAGATAGATATGCTCAATAGGTTTGTACAGTATGAGGACAAGTCCTCGTCTGATAGTGAACTTGGAGTATTTCAAAGTATGACTGGTACTGCATATAGGATAATCTATACCGATGGATTATTTGCAGATGAAGTTCCATTTGAGGAAAGAACTCTTGACCCATCAACTACTTATGTGGTATATCAGAATAATATTGCAGAGAAACCATTATTGGGGGTAACTTATTATACCATAGTTAATGAGGATAATGCAATAGTTGGAATGAAAATATATGCATATACTGATAAGGGTAGATATGAAATAGTAACTGACGATTTAAGTGGACTTGTAAATGAAGATTCAATGATTGACTTTCTTCCATACTCAGTTGGTGGTATTCCAATAATAGAATATCCTAACAATATGTGGAGAATAGGTGACTGGGAATTATGTATTGGACTCATGGATGCCATAAATGATTTACAGTCTGGCAGACTTGATGATATAGACCAAGTTATACAGTCATTGTTAGTATTTATAAATGCTGATGTAGACCAAAATGGATATGACCAGATGCGTGAGAGAGGTATCGTTCTACTGAAGAATACTACTGGAAATCCAAGTTCCGTTCAGACTATGAGTAATGAACTTGACCATACTGGTATGAATTTGTTTTCACAGGAATTAGAATCTATGTTGTATGCCTTGATTGGTATACCAGATAGGAATAACCGTTCTGGTGGAGGTGGAGATACTGGACAGGCAGTTGAACTTAGAGATGGCTGGGCAGATTTGGAAACACTTGCTAGGAATAAGGAACTTGCATTTAAGAAGTCAGAGAAACAGGCTTTGAGAATCATTCTCAATATAGTGAATGGTAAGTTAGGTTTTGACCTTTCTTTATTGGATATTGATATTAAATTCTCAAGAAATAAGAGCAATAACCTTTTGGTTAAAACACAGGGATATACAACTCTGTTGGCTACAAAAACTCTTAGTCCAGAAGATTGCTTGACAATCGTTGATATTGTTTCAGATGTAAATGAGTATATATCAAGAGGTAAAGCTTTTTGGGGAACTGCATTTGCTGGATTAGAACAAGCTACTGTTGCTGTTGATTCTAGTAAAGTAGCATTGGAAACTGCAAAAAATCCTCCAGAACCAGTTGTACAGAAGGAAGTAGTTAAAAAGGAGGTTAGTAAATAATGGCAGAACAGAGAGTAATAGCAATTGATTTAGATAATATATCCACTACACTGACCTCCGATACCCTTATTAGACAGGGTGAGAGTAAAGCTTCAAGGCTTGAAATCACTCTCAATGAGGAATTTACTGGATTTGATTATGTGCTTGTATTCCAAATTAATGATAACATACCTTATTCGGCATCTGTAACACCAAGTGAAGGTATCTTATCATTTGAATTAAGTAATACAGTAACTTTTGATTCTGGATATTTAAAAGTTGAACTTCAAGCATTTAATGTTGATGATGAGATATTAATAAAAACTTGTGTGTTCACATTCAAAATTAAAATGTCGGTAGAAGGAACACCTATTGATATACCTATATCTGATTACACAGCTTATATTCAATTGGTCGAGTATTATATGAATAAAGATATATATGACCCACAGGGTATAGTATCTGACGCATTTGATATGGATAATATGACCGATGGTGTGGATAAAGTGGCAATGTTAGTTAGTGAACGAATAAAATTAAATGAACTATCTACTGGTGGTAATTCGGCATATGCTAATCAAATTGATGCCCCACCTATTGACCCTAATATTATAGATGATGAGTTTGATGGTGATTCTCTTGATGATAAATGGATATGGGTAAACCAAGGACTATCAAGTGTTTTAGTTGATAATAGTATTATTGAATTAACTGCTGAAAATCAAGATAATGGAGTTGATTGTAGGGGTATAATTCAACCAGCACCTGATAGTATAGATTTCACTATTGTGACTAAATTTTTAGGTACTAATCTTTGGAAAGATTATTCCAAAACTGGAATATTAATATCTGAATCTCCAACTGGTAAACAACTTGGTATTTGGCACGCATATGATGGTAGTTGGAAAGGCTTGATGGGTGAATTTTTCGCAACTCCAGCTACAAGAGGTGCTTATACTTATTATGGTACACCAGTTCAAGCACAAGGTGGATATATTAAGACTAGGATATATAAAGTTGGTGAAATATGGTATGTTGATTTCTATTATAGTTTAAATGGATATGTTTGGATAACTTCCAAAATAGGATTGGAAATTGGGTTTACTCCAAATTATGTTGGTTTAGGATGGGACTTTGAAACAGCAGAAGTAGGAAAATCTTACTTTGATTGGTTTAGGGTTACAATTTATAATATTGGGTTATAGTGTAAATGAATAATTAATAAAGGAGATTGATAAATATGGCAATAGTAAAAATATCAATAGATAATTTAGAAAGCAATGTAAAGCATTATGTATGTCTTCCAACAGATGCAGTTTCTACCTTCGCAACGGATATAGGTGATGGGTCAACAATGTCGGTGAGAAATGCAGTATCACTTAAGCAAATTGCTAGACTTAGATTCGATGGAGTTGTTTGGCAGTATATTGAAGAACCAGAAGTTGAAGATTTATTCGATGTTAAAATAGTTGCTGGAAGTGGTACTGGTTTAGACACTTATGCAATTGATTTGGAGAACAAGGCATTTAAGTATATCCAGATAGCAATAGCTGATACGGATTCCAAAACCTTGACAGTAGCTAATGTTCCTACGGAAGCACAGTTTGAACTTAAAGTAGTAACAACTGCAACTGGTACAATGGGTGCATGGATGGCTGGAATAGTATGGGATGCTGGAACTGCTCCTACTCTTACAACTGGTAAAACTATTAGATTGAAATTCTACACAGTAAACGGTGGAACTGCTTGGCATGGTAAAATACTCGGTACTTGGTAGTGAATAGGGAGATTAAATTATCCCTTTCCATTGTAATAAATAATTGTAAATTTAGGAGGTTAATATGAGTGTAAAAGAAGTATTTAGAAATGAAGGAAGTAATATAAAAACATATATGTGTTTGACAACTGATTTATCATCTACTTATCCAACTAATATAGCGTGTGACCCATTAAGTAAAATGATAGTGGTCAATGTTAGTACACATATAACAGATAAGTATTTATTCTTTGATGGTACTAATTGGAATGAAGCATAAAGGAGGTAAATTATGGAAAGACAAGATGATTTTAAAACAATATTAGAGATGCACAATGCTAATATTGGAAGATTAAATAGCAAACAATTGGAAAATATTGTTCGTGAACAGTACAAAGTTTACGGTTGTTTTTGGAACAAAGGCTCAAGCCCAACATTGACAAGAATGCAGGACGCAAGGGGAGCAGTGGCAAACGCAGGAGTTGATGCAGTAAAAGCCTACAACGAATTTGATTTAACGCCGTTGTTTAAAGACTTTACGGAGGTTACTGACAGCTACGGCAATGTGTTTGTAAGAATCCCTAAGATGTATATTAAAAAGGTTGATGCAAGTGGCTACAAATCAAGACAGATAAGCAGAACGCCATTTACAGGAGCATATCTGCCAGAATGCTTTAAAAACCAAGCAACAGGCTTAGAACTTGATTATATTGATGTGGGTAAATATGTAGCCACTACCACGGACGGTACAAAGCTTGAATCAAAAGCTGGCGCATATCCCCTGATAAACAAAAATATAGTACAGTTCAGGGATATGGCAAAAGCTAATAATATTGGCGCGATAAAAGGTTATCAGATAATGGACATCCATGTTATGGATTTATTGCAGACATTGTTTTTGATAGAGTTTGCAACGA